GGATTATACAACGCTTTTTTCCAAAGATAAATTTCATTTTAACAAACTCGTGGAGGATGGATATGCGGATGCGCAACGAAACAAAGAGATTTTGGATGCGATTTTTCTATAGAATTTATCATAATATGCGTCAACAACATCGACTCTCAATATATTTCTCGAGCCAATTTCTTGTCCGCGTATAATTGTTTTTGTCGGAATACACAATTCGAGTAATGCGGTATAGGTCACGAATGCATAACAAGAATTCGTCCCGATACTTATTTTTACCAAACGTTTTGTTGAGATAAGAGAGTTTTGTATCAATATTGTCACAACCATCCTGCAGTGCAATGTGATCATGAATAGAATCTCTGGTGAAAAGGTTGTGCATGGTCTCGACAAATCTACAAAGAACGCGCTGTTGCAAATCGATTTCCACAAACCGGTCTAAGGTACCATCATGCGTGGATTGCATGCGGTCAATATGCCGAAATGACCAAATGTAATATTTTTTCACCAAAGAATGATTGATTCGAATGGGCGGGAACACGTTGTCATTGCGAAGAATCTTGCGCACATTGACAACAGTGAGTTTTCTGGATTCGCCCAAAATAAGTAGTCCGAGAATAAGATAGAATAGAAACATCTTCGTTTTGTTTTCATGTAATAATTATGCATGTAAACAAATTCAATTTTTGCGCTTCCCGGTTTATTTTTTATTCGTTTTCTTGGTTTTGCGGATCGAAGCGGGACTCTTTTTCACCGTTTTTTCACCCGACATTCTCTTCAACTTAATTTCAGTCATCCCATTTTTTCGATGAAACACGGTTACGAGATCGGGGTAGGCCTTGTGTAAATATTCAGCCGCACGTTTATTCATATCGAATCGATCTTTCCCGAGACCGCCCTCGGAATTAAACTTGGTTTTTGTCGTAATGTTGTTATAACGAAGGACGCCACCGTCTTTTTTGAAATATAAAATCGATTGTTCATAATCTTCCTTTCCCTCCGCAGAAGGGCTAGGCTCCAAGTCTTTCGAATGGCGATTGATAAAACCGCGCAATACACCGATAATAAATTTCAAATCTGTTGATGTTTTTGGTTTCATAAAGAAAGGGTTTCGCACAGGGTAAATTCCCCAAATGTAGAGACCATGGCTCTTTAAGTCGTCGTGTCCGCGTTTAAAAAATGCATCAACATCCTTTATTTTCACTAATTTTTCAGGACCATTCATTTTCTCAATTTGTTCCACGTCATCATCAATAGAAACCACGTATTGATTCTCTGGGAAATAATTGACAATAAATTTACGCTGATTGGTGATACCCTTTACACCGACGACAAGTTTATGGTAAAGTTCTTTCGGCACCACGCTTTCATAGTTTTTATATTCCTCCTCGTTGGCCACAAAAATGTGTATGACAGAAGCAGGAACACCGCCGTCTTTTAATGTTTTCAAAGTTTTTTTTACGAGCACTTCTTGGCGTTTATACGAAGGAATGGCAACTGCATATCCAACTGTCATTCGGGTTTTATGAAATTGTTTATGTTCTATATTATAGAAATAGACAATTTTTATTACACAATTTCGTGTAAAAACTTAAGCCGTCGTTGGTCGCATCATCTTTTTCAACGTTTTATTATGGCGTTCAAATATGGCCTTCGATGTTCCCCGTGATTTCAACCACACATTTTTTCTCAAATAACACACAATGGACAAACGTATGGTGTCCTCCGTTTTTTTTTGAATCGGCAAGTTCGCATGAGGTTGGTGAACATCCATAAATAAAACGTCCCCTTTTCTTACATTTACACCAATGCCATATTGCGGAAAACAGGTTTCACCTCCACTATACTCCCCCTTTTCAATTACTGCTAAATTGCCGAAGCCTTCAACATCATCACCCTTGTCCGTATGGACAGACGTTTGATAGTTCACATTGGTGGTGACCGTCGTGAACGACGTGCCTGGTATTTTAAAAGGCGTTTCGTTCGCTTTTTTGCGTTGTAATTTATATTTTTCGGGGATGAGTTTTTCGTATAAAGCGTCAATCGTTTGCACAAGCGGGACGGTCTTTTTATATTGTTCCGGATAATCCACGTTAAATCGACAGGGGCGAACAGAAAGTTTGGGAGTGGTGGATAACTTTTTAAATATCACTTTTTGAGACGGACTCCATTTGTCAAAATACCCAAATATATTACTCATCACTTTTGGATTGTCCGCGAGGTTTTTCTTTTTGCTACCCGATGCACTCCCGCGATTCGAAGACACATTTTTGGCAAATCGAATGATGTTTTCATAAAAATCCTCGATTTGTTCCTCGTCTTTTATCGCATTCTTGCGAAAACGCAATAGTAATTTACCATCAACCGTGTAGACATCCGCGCTTTCGTCCAATATCAAAGAGACGTCGTCGCGATTTAACATTTTGTTCATTTTCTTTTCCATTTTTGCGTCATCGAAATCTTTATCCACGTGGTAAACAGTAACCGTGTCTTTTCCTTCTTTTTTTGTCTCTTTTTTAATAATCATATATAATGTATTTCGAACTACTATATATAAAGTGTATATTTTTATCAAAGAGGTCGGTCCATAAATATGGAGTGAAACCCAACATTCAAGGTTTCAAGGAACGGAATTTCGATCATCTCATACGTGTTCAGATCGATTACCATAAGAAACCCTTTATTTCGAATCGACTTGTGAAACATAAATGCGATCAAATATGGCCGATTTTCGATGTATTTTATAACAGGTTCTCCGCAAACATGTCGATCTTCGAACGAAATTTGTTTCAAGATGTCAAGTTCATTGCAGACCACAAACCCACTGTTATTGCTAAATACAATTTTATTCTCAAACCGGATCGGAAATTCTAAATTCACTGCTTCAAGTGCATCATTTTTTTCAAATGACACTTTTTTTGTGATTTTGTCAAGTCGAAGAATCCGATATTTTCCGGCGATATTGAAATCAGAAAAATCAAGGTTGTCATACATAGAAGCATAAATAGAAATGTATCGGTCATCTTCTTTGCAATCAGCATAATGAAAAATAAAAAAACTCTCATCGGAGACATACGACTCGACAACCCCTGTATTTTTATCCACGATTTGAATAATCGTCTTGTCCATTTTATTTAATAAGATGGGGAGAACACAAGAGAACATGTTACGAAAATTAAGCGCAAATGGAGCGTCAACGAAGATAATCTTGTCTTTTAAGATCAAAAAGTCATGAACGAAAGGCATATGTTTGGTTTTGATTTGTTTTTGTCGAATCCATTTAAAGTTCTCATCGTATTGGTGATAATTTATAGACTTTGTTGCCACGTCATAATCCATCGTTTCTATCGAATCGCTATATTTGGAATGCGCTGAAAAACAGGACGTTCCTTTCATGCTTATTTTTTTCAACGTACGTATTTGTGTTGTATTGAAATTTATATCTAACAAATAGGGCGAGTCGCGTTCATATAACGCATACGTTTTATTATGGATATTCACAATCGCAGTATTTGCGACCCCTTCTATGTTTGGAAAGATACGGAGTTTATGCAATATCATAAATAGTGGTCGAAAAAACATGTGTTCGGGTAAACGTCCGTGTTTTTCTTCGAATTCAACCTTTTCAGTTCGAATAAAATTTTTGACATACGTAAGTTCTCCACCTTTAAAAAAAATACCTTGAATATTCCCGTCACTCATAAAGAGATCAATAAGGCTTTTGATTTGAAAATGGGTTTTGTCTGGACCGATGACCCCGAAAAATCCATCCAACTTTTTTATTATTTTTGCTTGAGATTCAGGCAAGGTATAGGAGATCGGGCGCGTCACTTCTTTGTTTGCAATGCTATATTTTTTGCCACCAGGAAAAGGCGGCGGAAATGGAAATACAAACCCGTTTCCGAATTGAAATAGCGAATGCAAAATCAGTGAAAGTATTGCTATATACACCGATGAACATTTGAAACGGGACAAACGTCCTGCGGGTGTTTGCCTTTCAATTGATTTATCGGCAACGTTGCAGTTGAAATGTTCATGTGCGTATAACATCGTTGGTTATATATAGTAACAGAGAATTTCTATATGTTTTTTCTAATATCCAATTCGATCTCGATTATCACATCTGCTCGGATAGAAATATCATAAATATTGGTAGATTGTATGCGAGAAATGCCCTCTTGTGAAAAAACGATCGTTTGGTAACCAGATAGTCTTAATCGACGCACATCGATAACAAATACCTTTCCGCAAATGGAAATATCAACAGTATCCTTTTCCCAAATATCCAAGATAGAATACTTGACGCGAACATGCAAATTGTTTTTTTCATCCAGTGTCATGTTCTCTGGTAATATGGGGTTGCATTTCACATAAATATCATTCCCCGAATTATCATACACAAGTTCATGGTGCCAGAGTGGAACAACATATGTGAAATCCCCTACGCGAAGTTTATACAAATGATGTTCGAATAGATCCGATAACATCGGATTGACTATAATGCACTCGTCATTTTTCATACGATCCAATAGGAGTGCGTCTATTTTCTCTAAGAAAGATTCAGCGATATGCATTTCCCCCTTGTATTTTTTTAAAATATCCCTCGTTTTTAACAATAAAGATTTGTCTAGTTTCACCAAGGTGTCCAGCGCTTTTGTTTCACAAGACATGGCAACGTTTTTAAGAATCGTTTGAAACAAATGGAGAGGCTGATCTTGGGTTAACACATTCTTTAAAAAGGAGAACAACATCCATCTATACCCCGTTTTTGGAAGAGTTTCGTTGTCGGGATCATCGCTATCATATTCTAGAGTATCTTCATCATCGTCCGTCTTCAATAAATAATGATAGGCTTCTTGTATTTCTTGGAATTTGGCACAGGCATTTGCGTCAGGATTTTTATCTGGATGATATAACAATGCTTTGGATCGATATTGTTTTTTAATCTCATTCATACAAATCTCGCCGGGTAAAATGTCTAATATGTCACATGCTTTTTGGTAATGCATTTCCGCTTTTATTTGAATTTATGAATCTTGTTTATAATATAAAACATAATACTCTCTAAATGGTATATGGGTCGATAATTATTGTTGTAGTATTTCAAAAAGGAGTAGGTCTTTCCTAAAACATCCGACGTGTCTTTGTCGTCCAAGTGACCTTCTTCAATGAAATGTCTTATGATATACCACAAACAATCCGACATTTCTAAATTATAGGTCAAAATGTCATATAATGTATCTCTGAAATTTGTAAAGGACAACTTCTTAGGTGATAATATATCCTGTATAATCGCGTCGCAGATTGTATTAAATACATCACTCGGCATGCCGCCTCTAGATTCCAAAAGCGGAAATGCCCTTGTTTCTTTGATATTCATAACGCCTTCGATGTCAATGACGTCAAATATATTCTTTGTCATGGCATGTGGTTTCATAAATTTCTTACCAAGAAAAGCAACCCTGGGTTTATAATCCGAAATACGCTGTTGAAATGTGGGCGAAGCGTCAACGGTTGTTGTCTTCGGTTGCTGCTTAGATTCATAATAGGATGACAATTCCAAATACAATTCCTTAGATGGCCGACCAATGCGTAAAACATGTGACGCGTTAACAATTGGATTGGGTATAAAACTTATGTGTTCCGTGATAATAAAAAACTTGATTTGTATATGGGAGTGACTATGATTATAGTGTTGCATGTAACTATAAAATATTTCAAGTAACTCCGTATGTATGAGGTGAAAATTTTTGCAGACAATAACGCCTATTTTTTCTTGTTTCACAGAGATGATGTCTACGATTTGAAAAAATATTTCATGCCATAGCAACTTTGAATTGCATCCGAGAAGAGACATGTCAATTTCGTAATGAATATCACTGATTCTATACGTATAGTTTTGTTTTTCCGTTTGCGCCAGAATTTTTTTGTCGTATTTCAATTCGCTTGGACTATATCGTTTTAATAAATGCAACAACTGTGAATATTTTCCCACACCCGACGGTCCGTAGATGATCATATTTTCCAATTGGTTTAACTTTTTAGGGAACGACTTGACTGTGGTGATAAGTTCGGGATGCAAATTTATAGTTTCCACGGACGAAATATATTCTTCATAATGAGATTCATAAAATTTCATCTTTTTATAGAGACTAGAGAGAACACAAATCTTGTTTCTATACGAATTTACCCAATATATAATCCATTTATTTCAACAGATCCTTATTTTTGAGTTTGGAAAAACGAGTAGCAAGTGACAGTTGCCACCAGGACAACCCAAGAATCACGATTGCCAAAAGCATTACAAACATATAGAACGCAATGCTTGAATAAGGTTGCGAAAGCGCTCTTAAAAAACCAAAGTCCAATAGAGGCTTACAATTCAACACAATTCCATAGATAACGACGGGTAACACAAAAAGGGTAACCAACAATGATTTTATTGTGTCAAGCATTTCTCTATATTTTGATGATAAATGCAATGGTGTGCCATAAGCATTCATAAATTTGGTTTCTAAACCAAA